CATGTCCTGTGACAACGCATCGAAGTCCTTAATGTAACCAGAGGGTTTACCACAGTTAAAGTTACCAGCATCGTCTTTCAAATCAATGTCCAGCTTCTCTGCCATGACAGTCTTAACATAGTTATTGCTAGACGAATCATACTTCTGATACAGAAACCTTTGCATAAACAAACGCATCTTAATCTTTTCAGCGTAAACATCATTCCCATCTACGTTTGCCATAAAGAATGATCCAGCCGATATGATATCGACATTCATTGTCTTACCATTAACCTCTGCCTTACCCTTGATAGGCTGGCTATGGATTTTAATACGGGCAAGACTACTCTTGTTCTCACCTGTATCAGCAGCCATGCCTAGCATCTGTGCCATAGCTGCATAGTTGTTAGAATTAATTACTGCAAGTTCAGTCATATATAAATACTCCTTTCGTATAATTTAGAAGCGTAGTTGTATCACACAACGTCTTTGGTGTCAAGCCAATTCTCACCAATTTTTGCTTCCAGTTCTAGTGGTACGTTAAACACAATACCCCATCTCATTGTAATCAAACCAGGAAGATCAGTATTAGTTTTGTTAATAATATCAATCACCTGACGTTCTTCGTTTGGATGCACATCCACTACAATACTATCATGCACACTGTTTACAACGCATGACTCCATTCCCACCAACAACTTATCAATATGCAACAAAGCAATAGGCACGATATCTGCTGTAGCAAATGACTGCACAGGATAGTTCTTGATCTGTGTAAAGTTTGTTATCTTGCCACTCTCAAGTCGTTGTACCCCTTCAAACTTAAACTGACGACCAGAGGGTGTAGTAATCATCTCTGTAGTTAGAGCCTCTTTAGCCAGTCTGGTATGCCAATCTGCGATGCCTTTATATTTCTCCGTGAAGTGTGTGTAGTATTCTGCTTCCGCTGTTGTTCTGCCGAATCCCGTTGCGCCATATAACGGCGCGAAAGTATGCGCCTTCGCAGTCTGTCTGTCCGTAGGCTGACCAGCATTGGTAATAACTTCAGCGGTGTATGAGTGTACATCAAATCCAGTAGACACTTCTTCAATTGCTACTCCATCTTGTGATAGGAATGCAGCAGCCCTAAACTCCAGTTGGGCAAAGTCTGCTTCCAATACTTTACCATCAGGCCAACGAGATACAAACACCTTCTTAACAGGGAACGTACCACCACGGGGCATGTTCTGCATGTTGGGGTCTGCACCCGATAGACGACCTGTGGCTGTCCTATGTTGCAACAGTCTGACATGCAACTTGCCATCTTGTTTAGTGTGAGTACGTATGCCTTCAACAAAGGATGAGAGATATGTATCCACAGCCGACAGCCTACGCACCTTAGACAAGAACGATACTGCATCGTCCATACCTTTACTACGCGCTGCCTTCTCTAGCATTTCAAGGTTACCCTTGCTGGTGCTAAAACCATTTGCACTTGCCCACTTAGCATTAGGTGGCATAAACTTTAAGCCAGCTACCTTGTCAGTGGCTTTGTATAGATAGCCACTAGCTGCACAAGTAACACACTTATGTGTCTTGGCAAATGGTGTACCATCTTTCTTTGTCTTGCGAATGTATCCCGTACCACGACAGTCGTTACACTGTTCAGCATACGTCTTGTACATGCGTTCTGTTTGACTGCGTATCAAGTCCTTGAAGGGTGTATCCCTCATGTATGGCTCAATAGTATTTGACCACCGTGTTTTGTCCTTGACTTTACGACTGTAGATTACCCAAGACAATTGCTCTGGGCTGTTGAGATTGATAGGCGTGTCACCCATTATGTCACGAATGTGTTCTTGTAGGCTGTCAATAAGCTGACGCTTCTCCTCTTCAAATTCTTGACGCACTGTATCTAAGGCATTCAAGTCCACAGCAAAGCCACGCTGATAAATACGAGCAAGGCATACAGCGACTTGGTTCGTCAGGTCCACTGTACCACGCAATCCAATATCTTCTTGCTTGTTTAATCGTAGCATCAGCCTATCTGCCAGTTGTTGTGTAGCATGTATGTCAGCAGACAAATATTCGCACAACTCTGCATGTGGTATGTCACTGGTGCTGTAACCCTTCTTGAAGTATTCTTTCAGTGTGTCTTGCTTCTTTGTATCCAACTCGTAGCGTTCAGAGCATGCCTCAAGTGACAGAGGTTCTTTAACTCCACGTTGCATGACGTACTCTGCCAGCATTGTATCAAACACGGGACCATCATACGTGAAGCCGGACTCCCATAGCCACAGCAAATCATACGCAGCATTGTGACATATAAGTACAGTGGCTTCATCTAAGTAATCTTGAATAGCGCAAACTTCTTCATTGTACAGATACATATCGGATGGCGCATGATCTACGTCACTATGGTCAAACGTAGCTATGTATTCATCTCCCTTGTCTGTAAGTACACCAACCATGACCAATGAATTATTAGGTTCAAACGGATCAAGGTGCATCTTGCCGTCACGCTTGGTGACAGTATTCTCTACATCGAGTGTCAGTTTCATATCTATACCTCGTATCTTCCTATTGTGTAATTCAGTTCACAATGTACCCTACCATGCCAGCCCGTCAGCTTGTTCTTGACTACGCATAGATGGCGTTGTGTGTCTTCTTCATCCTGCCCATCAACTTGTGGGTTCTTGGCAATCAGCACCATCAAGTCTGCCTCTGCTGCCTTACCTGTACGTGAACCCTCCATCATACTCTGGTTCAGTATTGTCTTACCCTCTGCCTCTGCACTTAGCTGTGACATGTAGAACACAGCACAATTATACTGTTTGGCAATCATCCTAGCGTAGATAGCATTAGCCTTCAGTGCTTCATCAGGACGTGAGTAGCCAGACATAGTAGCGAATTTATCGCCCATGTCAAGCACAATGATGTCAGGCTTGTACGATTTACACACACTCTCTACCCATGCCATGTCCCTACCTGTAGAATCCTTGATGCGAATCTTGTCATACACAGGACGATACAAGTCACGCGCTTTAGCTGGGTTGTTCTTTACTTCCCACATAGTTAGTCCCGTTGCTGCTGTCAGGTAACGTGCAGCTACACGATGATAGCTTTCCTCGTTACACAAGACAATGCAGTTGGCACCCTGATGTGCAAAACCTCCTGGACCAGCAATGATACTGGCATGGAATGATGTCTTACCTGTGTTCGGTCTGGCACCAATCTCAATCAGATGTCCATCGTTCACGCCCTCAACCTTGCGTGTCAAAGCAGGGATGTTGAATGTCCATCGTGCTTCCAAGTCATTCTTAGCAATGATAGTGTCGATAGATATGTCGTCCCATTCGATGTTCAGCTTGGGTGTAAAGTCCTCGCCATACTTTTCCAACAGTTGCTGTAAAGGCTCTAGGCTGGCCTTGTCACCATTCACATAGTCGAACCCCAACTCTGCAATCTCTGCCCCTACAACCTGCTGAAACAGTCGGGAAAGTACCTCTCCTGCTACGTCGTTGCCTAGTGGGTCAGTGCGCTGGATGTTATTGAACAGGTTGTTGAACGACTCACGCTGTGCTGGTGTAATAGACGGGTTACTAGATATGAACAGGGCTTGCACTTCCTCTGGTGTGACAGTCCTGTCGTACCTGTCCATTGCAGTATCAACTGCCTTCTTAATCTTACGCACGTCTGCACTGAACAGTTTGTCAGGGCATCTAGCCCCACGATTGTTCTCGTAGAAGTCTTTGTTCATTAGACTTCGGACAAGAGATAATTCCATCAGTTCCATTGTGTTGCTCCTAATTGTTTCAGTTTGTCGATGTCTGTCGGGTTGCGATACTTTAAGTCTTTCTCAAGGCGCAACACCTTTACTTCTGGTATGTGACCACGCAACTCTTTCGCCATTGCGATAGTCTTTGGTAGTACGTCAGGGTCTAGTGCAACGATAGCTGCTGAGAACCGTGTGAGATAATGCTTGTGTTCTTCAAGCAATGTAGTACCTAGCAGTGCGACCCCGACAAACTTCTCACCACCAACTACTGATGCACTCACACAGTCCTCAACAACTACGGCGACATCCCCCCAGCCATAGGTATATGGGAGACCACCAAACCCATACCTTCGCCATTTAGGGAGTCGCTTTGTCAACGCCCGACCAGTAGCGTCAACAATCTTGTTCCTGTGTACGATAGGAAATACAACTCTGTCATCCTTTACATCGTACAGTAATCCCATTCTATCTACATCCAATCCCCATCCAGCACACCATCTATCCATGTAAACATTAGTGCGCTTAACTATGTACGGGGGTAATTCAAATTCTATTTCTTTCTCTTGCTGCTTACTCTTCATTCGCTTGATGTCATCTGATGTAAGTCCAGTACGCTTACCACCACTGATACCACACGATGCCTTATAACAATTCCATACAATGTTACCACTCATGTTAGATACAGTAAAAGTTTTGTATCCTTTACACACAGGGCAATCAATACGCTTAGATTCACCTATGTATAATACTATATCATCTATTATACTACTTAATGTATTATACATAGTATATATCCTCTTCTTGTTCGGCATCTAGTGTGCTTGTACCATGCTGGTTTCGTTTTGTCAATGCATAATTTGCAGCATCGTATGTATTTTTTATGTACGGCTTGACCGATTGTGGATTAGCATGTCCTGTAACCGACATGATTTGTCCTATTCCTACACCAGCCTGTACCAT